AGCCGTTACGCGGGGGGAGCTGGTCAGGGCTAGTGAAGTAGTGGCAAGTTGGAGCAATTATGTAATTGCCACTAAGACTAAATTGTTAGCTTTACCGACTAAATTAGCTTACGAATTAGCAGGGATAAACGACCCGATAAAGCTACAGAATAGACTAGAAGAGGAAATTAATGAAGTTTTAACAGAATTAAGTGATGGAAGATTTATTAACGGCACACGAACTATTGAGGAAAGCAGCAAAATTGTTCAAACCGCCGCCCCGATTGACGGTGAGCAGTTGGGCGGACAAGCACAGGAAGTTAAGCCCCGAAGCAAGCGCAGAACCAGGACAGTGGCGGACAAGCCGAGCGGAGTACCAACGCGGAATAATGGACGCGGTGAACCACAATGAAATCGTGGTCGTAATGAGCAGCGCTCAAGTAGGGAAATCTGAGGTCGGGCTAAACACCGCAGCGTACTTTATGCACCACGAACCAAGTCCAATATTAGTTTTAAATCCTACCCTTGAAATGGCGGAAACTTGGAGTAAAGACCGTCTCAGTCCGATGGTACGGGATTCTCCTGTTCTCAAGGGATTGATAGACCCGAGGGCAAGAGCTTCGGGTAACACCCTGTTGCATAAAAATTTTCCAGGGGGGCATATTACCCTTGCTGGTGCTAACAGTGCAGCATCTTTGGCAAGCCGACCAATACGGGTAATTATTGCGGATGAGGTTGACCGGTATCCGTTCAGTGCTGGCAACGAAGGGGACCCCTTGGCTCTGGCAGTAAAGCGGACAACTACGTTTTGGAATCGTAGGGTATTGATGGTCAGCACCCCCACGGTTAAAGGGGCTTCTAGGATTGAATTTTGGTTTGAGAAAAGTGACCAGCGCAGGTATTTTGTGCCGTGTCCCCACTGCGGACAAGAACAGTATTTAAAGTGGAGGCAGGTGCAATGGGAAAAGAATCATCCAGAATCGGCTTGGTATGAGTGCGAGGCTTGCCGAGGCAAAATCCAGAACGGCGATAAGCCCGAAATGTTGCGGCGAGGGAAGTGGGTGGCTACAGCCGAGAGCAATATTGCAGGTTTTCACCTCAATGAACTTTATTCCCCTTGGAGGAAATTCGGAGAAGTTGCGGCTGACTTTATAAAAGCCAAGGACAACCCCGAGCTACTTAAAGTCTGGACTAATACCAGTTTAGGGGAATCATTTGAGGAAGAGGAAGGAAATCAGCTAGAGTGGCACACGCTTGCCGCCCGAGCCGAACCCTATCAAGTATTGACCGTTCCCGAGGGAGGGCTATTGCTGACGGCGGGGGTAGACGTGCAAGCCGATAGGTTAGCCGTAGCTATTTGGGCATGGGGAGAAGGTGAGGAAAGCTGGTTGATTTATTGGATTGAACTTTATGGCGACCCCGAGGCAGAGGAGGTCTGGAAGCAATTGGATTTAATCCTAGATGGCGATTATCACCATGCCCTAGGATTTGACCTAAAAATTACCGCCGCCGCAATCGATACGGGCTTTAAGCCGCAAGCCGTCTATAACTACGTCAGGGCTTCAACTAAAAACCTTTTTGCTATTAAAGGGATGTCGACCCCGGGACGACCTATTTTAGGAAGTCCTACTTACCAAGAAGTTAACTATAAAGGACAGAAAGTTAAAAAAGGTATTCGTTTGTGGCCGATAGGGGTTGACGTGATTAAGGGAATTCTCTACGGGCGGCTTAAGATTACTCTCAAGGGGGCGGGTTATGTCCATTTTCCGATAGGAATACCAGAAGAATTTTACGACCAGTTAACCGCCGAAAAGCAGGTTACTCGCTATTTGAAAGGGTATCCTAAGCAGGAGTGGATTAAGGTTAAAAAGCGTAATGAAGCCCTAGATATTTTTGTCTATGCCTACGCTGCGGCGGTAGGAGCAGGAATAGCTCGCTATAACTTCAAAGCCCTGCTTAATAGCTTGCTCCCTAAAGAAGAAGCCCCCGAAGCCTCACCCGAGCCGCCCAAAAAATGGATTAATCCTAATCGTGGTCGCGGCAACTTTGCCCAGAGGTGGTAAGCTAGAAAAAAACACTTGTATTATGCGGTTAAATACTCCTTTTCAGATAGTAATAGGCGACCATGTGGCATGGCGGTCGGGCGATATTTTCATCACTGATAACCAAGGCAAGGCGTTACCGCTTGACCCCGCCACCCATACCCTAACTTGGAAGTTTGGGAAGGAAGGCAGTAGTTTTGAGTTGACCTCGACTCAGGTAGATAGCGACTATTTAACCGTAATTCCCACCGCTACCAGTCAAGACCTAACCGCAGGGGATTATTACTATCACGTTCTTGCCACCGTAGAGGGGGAGACTAAATTTATTTTTGCTGGCACTATGAAAGTAGTTGCCGCGATAGCAGAAGGCACAGACGCTAGAACCTCGACTCAAAAGCTTCTAGACGCGGTTAACGCTGCTATTCAGACCATTCTAGACGGTGGAGCCGTACAGAGTTACTCAATCAAGGGCAGAAACCTTGCTAGGATGGGTATGGGCGAATTGATGGCTTTGCGAGACCAGTTAAAGGTAGAGGTAGCCCGAGAGAAGTCTGCTGAGAGTATTGCCCAAGGGTTGGGCGACCCGCGTAAATTATATGTGAGGTTCAGGTAATGAGCTTTTGGGATGATTGGCTAAAAAGAAAAGAAAAGCCAAAAACCCGCTCCTATCAGGGGGCGGTGTTTAATCGTCTTAGCTCTGATTGGCTTGTTTCGGGTGCCTCTGCTGATTCCGAAATTCTATCCGCGCTACGTCCTCTCCGAAATCGCTCCCGAGACCTGTGCCGAAATAACGATTACGCTAAGGGAGCAGTCCGCACAATTGTTAATAATGTGGTTGGGCAGGGGATTAAGTTGCAGTCTCAGGTCAGGAAGCAACGGGGGCAAGCCTACGATGACCGCACTAACGAACAAATTGAAGAAGCCTGGGTAGAGTGGGGAGACGCGCTGTATTGCCACACCGCCGGGCGGCTATGCTTTAGCGATATCGAACGGTTACTAGTCCGCTCCTTAGTGGAGTCAGGGGAAGTTTTAATTAGGATTGTTAGGCGCTCTTTTGGGGGGAGTCCAATTCCCCTCGCCCTAGAGATTATCGAATCTGACCAACTTTGTGACGACTACTCCGTAGGGCAAGGGACGGGAGGGAAAATCAGGATGGGGGTAGAGGTAGACGATTGGCAACGACCTATCGGCTATTGGCTTTATCCGTATCACCCTGGTGATTATCAATTTAGTCAAAGCTACGCCGATGGGCGACTACTAAGAATCCCTGCTGATGAAATCTTGCATCTTTTCCTCTGTGACCGACCAGGGCAAACCCGAGGGATTCCGTGGTTTCACGCCGCTTTAATGCGTTTGCGGAATATGGGAGGCTATGAGGAAGCTGAATTAATAGCCGCCCGAGCGCAAGCAGCCGTCATGGGGTTTATTCAGACTGCGGACGGGGACAATCTTTCCCAAGGGGTAGAGGCGGGTAATAGGCTCTATAATCTGGAACCTGGAGCTATAGAAGTTCTTGCCCCAGGGGAAACCTTCGCAGGGTTTGCCCCGACTAGACCTAATCAAGGTTTTGACCCTTTTGTTAGGATGATGCTTCGGGGGGTGGCCGCAAGTCTAGGGCTATCCTACGAAAGTTTAAGCCGAGATTACTCGAATACTTCCTACTCTTCAGCCAGAACCTCCTTAATTGAGGAGAGAGATAATTATCGAATCCTACAGGACTGGTTAATTAAAAATCTGCACAAACGAATTTTTAAGATTTGGTTGCAAAGTGCCGTCCTATCGGGAAGGTTGAATCTGAAGGGCTACGACTTAAACCCCGCGCATTACCACAAGGACAAATGGACGGCTCGGGGGTGGCAGTGGGTAGACCCCCAGAACGAGGTAGCTGCGCACAAGGAGGCCATAAAAGCGGGATTCACCTCAATCACGCAGGTAATCGCCCAAACTGGGGGCGATTTAGAGGATATTCTCAAAGAGCGCCGCAGGGAATTAGATTTAGCCGAAACCTTAGAACTCGGATTTGATACGACCATCGCCGCAGGGGGAGAAGAGGAGCAGCCAGCCGAAGGGGAGGAATCGGCACCCATCGCCGAAGGA